ATCGCAGAATGGCCAGCCGCCAGGACCTCCAGGAGGCCCTCCACAAGGTCCAGCAGAGCCCGGAGTGGCAGCTTCTGTGGGCCCACCTCCTGCAAGCACGCCAGGACTGCCTTTTGCGCCTGGCGGTAGCCAGTAACTGGAATGAATTCCTCGAGATTCGGGGAGAGATCAACGCAATAAATATCTTCATCTCGTTTGGAGATGCACTCCTGGATCGCCTCGAAGAGGCCCGGGTGAGGGAAGGGGAAGACGATGCCGGATTTGGGCGCCAAGGTGGATACACCGGAAGTTGAAGAGGAGAATCCTCTCGCTGCCGAGATAGCCGCCCTCAAGGCAGAAAACGCAGAGTTCAAGGGTGTGGCCCAGCGGAGCCTCGAAGAGGCGGCCGGGGCACGCGGTCAGGTTCAGCTTATTCTTGATCAGATTCAGCGGGCTGCTGCGTCGGGTGAGGTCTCGGAGAAGGACGCGGTGAAGGCCGTTAGCAACCTGCGAGAGCAGTTTGACACCGATCCGGTCAAGGCAATGAACGACCTCGTCACCATGCGCGTGGGCCCAATTGTACAGGAGTACTTCGGGCGTTCCGCGGAGACAGAGCGCGTGTCTGCACATGCGGCGGAGCCGACCCTGTTCAAGAAGTATGGGCCCGAGGTCGATGAATTCATGAAGGACATGCCGCTGGACGTGAAGGCGAAGTCTGGATCGTACCTGGCGGCTCTCAAGTACGTGCGCTCGCAGCACCTCGAAGAGGAAGTCGAGGATGCACGTAAGGCAGAGCGAGAGCGGGCGTCCCAGCCCGAGGGTGCGTCCAGTGCGGAGCCCGATAAGGAGCGGAAGAAGGCCCTCTCGAGGGAAGAGCGCGAGGTCATGAAGCTGGGCTTCAAGGACATGACCGAGGATGATTGGGGCAAGTGGAACACCCCGGCTGGGGATAGGCCGCCCCGTGCAAGGAAGGGGAAGGCAGCATGAGTATCGAGTTCGTCAAGGACGAAAAGGACAAGAAGATGGCCGGTGGGGAGTACGATCCCCTCACCGTGAAGAACAAGGACCCAAACTTTCACTACAGGTGGCTTCGTAAGGAGCGCCTGAACATGACCCGGAAGCGCGATTTCCTTAAGTACGAGATCGTGCAGGGTGGGAACGAGGAAGGTATCTGCAGCGACAACACGCCCCTGAAAGCGGGCGAGTCGGTGACGGGTACCGTCGAGGTCGGCGATCTGGTGTTGGCGAGGATTCCGAAGGAACTCCACGAACAGTACCGGGCTCGCAATAAGCGGAAGATCGACGCGATGGCCACTGGCGTCTCGGCGACCTTCAAAGCCCAGCTGGGGGATCGGGCGTATGAGGAACATAAGGATGTTCCTGGGTACGCGGGATCTGTCAGTAAGGATGACGTGGATCTGGAGGGGAAATGAGACAGCTTTCACAGCAGCAGACCGTGAGCGGAGGTTCACCGCTCACGTTGACGTTTCCCGAAGTGGCAGGGCAGACGTTCGAGCGAGGGGCACCCGTCGTCCTTAGCGCCTCGGGAACAGTTCAGGAGGCTGCGACGCCAGTTACGTCTCTCGTCGGCATTGCAGCGATGCCTGCCAACGGAGCCGGCGCGAGTCGCTATCTACCTCCGTCGACTGGTCAGCCAGTTCAAGTCTGGATCGCCAACGACGACACGCTGTTCGGGGTCCAGATGAATGGTGGGATCCAGGCAGACGTGGGCAAGCTCGTCACGATCTCCAAGACGGGTGCCCTGTGGGCCGCTGATCGGACTGCCGCGGGCACGTTCATGGTGCTCTACATCTACACCGAAGCGCAGACTGGCCTGGTGATCGCCGTCGGCAAGTTCCTCGAGTCGGCGACGCAGATGATGAAGGCGGCATGAGATGGTAAACGTAACTGGTGCGTTTTCATACCTGATCGCGCCGGGACTTCGGAAGGTGTTCTTCCAGAATTTGGAAGAGAGACCACCGGAGTACAGCAAGATCGCAAACGAGGAGTCCAGCGAACGTGCATGGGAAGAGGACCTAGAGGTTGCGGGTCTTCGGTCCATGCCGGTCAAGCCCGAGGGCCGAGGCATTCAGTACCAGGACCTGCTGCAGGGTGGGAAGAAGCGGTACACACATCTCACCTATGGGCTCGGCTTCCGAGTCACCTTGGAGATGATGGAAGATGATCTGTACAATGTCATGAAGAAGAACACCCGGGAGCTTGCGAAGGCGGCCCGGAACGGCCGCGAGGTCGCGTTCTTCAACATGCTCAACAACGGCTTCACGACTGAGTTCGGATTCCCGAAGTTTGGGAACAACGAGGCGCTGTTCTCAGCGAGCCACACCAAGCTGGGTGGCGGGACTGGAAGCAACAGGGCGACCACCGATGCAGACCTTTCGCCGACCAGTCTGGAGGCTGCAATCATATCCTTCGAGTCGCTAAGCGACGAGATGGACATCCCTGTGGTCATCAAGCCAAAGCTCCTGCTATGTGGGCCTCAGCTCAAGATGACCGCTCGGGAGATCCTGGGCAGCGAGTTCAGGCCATACACCAGCAACAACGAGATCAATGCGCTCCGCGAAGAGGGCCTTGATTACATGGTGGGCCACTACATCGTGGACCCCGACAGCTGGTTCCTACTCGCGGGCAAGGGCGATCATGATCTCAACTTCTTCGAGCGGCAGCCGGAGCGTTTCCAGAATGGAGATGACTTCGACACGGGCGACGCGAAGTTCAAGAGCTTCCAGCGCTTCAGTGTGGGCGCTGGTGAGTGGAGGGGAACCTACGCCTCTCAGGGAGCGTGAGTCATGCTTCCTCAGTCAATCCTCTACCCTCGGGATGTGAGTAACTACGGCACCGAGCGCGTGCGGAGCCTCGTCGGGTTGATTAGCCTGCCGAACACGCAGGGCGTTCTGTGTCTACAAGCGCCTGATGGTAACGAGTTCTACATATTCCAGGATGGCATTACCCCCTCCTTTGGTGGGGTGAATGAGGTCATGGCGGGTACGATCGGTGCCGTGGGGTGCCATATTGGGGCGGCCGTAACCCCAGCGTTCCCAAGTATAAGCTTGCGCGATGGGTTGACGATTATGGGGAGCCGAAGGCTCTCTAGTTCGTTGGCCATCGCGGCAAGCGATACACTAAGCGGTGCCCTCGGGATGATGACCGGCTTTGGGAACGTCGGGGCCTTCCTGTACCTACACAAGACTGCCACAAACACATGGCAGCTGATGATAGGTACGGAGGCCCAGTTCCTGGCTGATGCCGGTGGAACTGCCGTGGGGACCCCTGTTGTAGGCTCGGGAGTCATCTCACCCGCATCGAATCTTGGCTTTGAGCGCCGGGAAGGCCGGACGACCATCGGTGGAAACAAAGGAAAAGATAGACACCTGCCGGGAGTCATGTTCATCGAGTCGGCGGGTCGGGGTGCTGGCCTCTCGTTCGAGTACGGTGTGGAAGATCTGGATGTAAACACGGCAGTCGTGATGTACTTTCCTGACCCAATTGCGGCGCCTCTGTTCGTGCAGCCCACTGCGTGGGTCCAGTGGAATGCAAGCGTGACCATCCTCACGACTAGCTTGCCGGGGGCAACGAATGTGGTACCCTATACCACTACCCTTAGCGCACAGGCAGGAACGTCTCCAATCATATGGGCGTTGTCAGCCGGCACGTTGCCTCCGGGTCTGATTCTCTCGGTTGGTGGGGTAATCTCGGGAACCCCTACCACAGCGGGAACCTCGGCCTTCACTGTCTCGGCTACTACTTCCCAGGCCAACGCAGTGGGAACTGTGGTTGCCACGAAAGCCCTCAGCATCGTGGTGGCGTAGTGGATCCACGTTACCGAATCGAGATTGAGCACGATGGGGAAGTCTGGACCGTCAGCTTTCCCAAGCTGCCTGGTTGCTTCGGACGGGATTATGACCTGCTCGAAGCAATCAGCGCAGCAGAATTTGCGCAGGACGATTATCTAGTGCGATTCAGCGATGCCCAGCGGTGGGGAGAGAACTGTGGCTAACGCGATCTCGTTTCCCCGCCTAACCACGCAGGATGCTCTCCTCCAGTGGAGCAGGCATCTCGTTGACACGTTACAGGACGTGCTTAGCGGGAAGCGGATGGGGCAGATTAGCCCGAGTGCCATCATCGGTGGGGTAAGTAATGGGGGCACGCCAGGGCCACAGGGGCCCCAGGGACCTA